CAAGCGGTCCCCGGGTCTGTATGTTACGACTGTTACGCGCTCAAAGGCTGTTATGTGTTTAAGGTTGTTCAGGATGCACAGTATCGAAGACTGAAAGCTATCAAGAGCCCGGACTGGGTTGAAGCAATGGCTCACCTGATCAACAGCAAGAAGCCGGATGTGTTCCGATGGCATGACAGCGGCGACGTCCAGGACCCTGAGCACTTACACAAAATTTATGCTGTCTGTAGGTTGACACCTGAGAAGCGTCACTGGCTGCCAACACGTGAGGCATGGATCAAGGACCACCTGACAGCGAAGCCAGACAATTTAGTCATACGATTCAGCGCGCCCATGGTTGACCAGCGGGCGCCTCAGTCGTGGCCCAACTCTTCGGAGGTGGTGACAGCTGGCGCGACATGTCCCGCAGCTCAACAAGACAATGAATGCAGAGACTGCAGAAACTGCTGGAACTCTGATATCAAAGTGATAAAATACGGTAAACATTAAAATGTGGCATCACCCAAAATATTATAAAGAATTACGCAAGCGTAATAAATCGGATCAGGCTATTAGTCATGCTAACTCAACGCGTGGGCCTAGCGACGTACGTCCTGATCCGGGCCTCAAGCCACAAGCTTCAAGCGTCAAGCCCCAAGCTCCTGAAGCATCAAGCGACAAGCGTCAAGCCCCAAGCAACAAGCCTCAAGCTTAAAGCCGCAAGCGTCAAGCTCCCTGATGCGTGAACCACGGAAAAGTTTCAAGCACCCTGAACCAAGGTGCTCAATGCAGATAAAAGTATTGTGTGGATGCTTCACATGGAAGGCGATTTGATGTGGACTGAAGCGTACCTTGTTACCCTTCGTAACTTTGAGTTCTAGTGTAAAAAAGTGGCCGTTAGCAGTGCAACCCAATAGATCGGGAGTACCGTGTAAGCTATGATTTTCAAGCCTAATCCAGGAAATTTCAGGTATAGATTTCTTAATTTTTGCATATAATTTTCGCTCGGGTTTCAAGGTAACTAGGGCTTTCTAATCCGGTGTGTTAGGAGCGATAATTATCTTTTCTCTCGTAGGTTTGAATACAACACGGATCGCACTTTGTCCAATTATATTTGACTCTTGCACCTCAATTCTTTTTATCTCCTCAAGGTGACCGTTGACTTCCATAAAGATACGAGCGTTAGAAACTCCGTTTCCTTTTTTACCATTCGTAAATTGGTCTAAGTATTCCTGTAGATGTTTAACAAACATTATTGACTTTATAGGATAGTTACCTTAAATTGTCAATCATGGGACTACCAAAAAGACTTACAGAAATGCAACAGAGATTCGCCGAGTTCTTAGTATTCGGTGGACCTGACGGACCTATGACTAAAACAGAAGCTGCCCTAGCTGCTGGATACAGTCCAAAGCGTGCAAGACAAGAAGGCTCGGAGCTAACTAATCCTAAGCTGTCTCCACTTGTTGTCAAACACATTGGAGAACTGAAAGAAGAAAGACTACGAAAACATGAGGTCACCTATGAGGGACATGTAGCTGAACTTGCAAGACTCAGAGAGGCCGCTTTAAAAAAAGGATCATTCTCTTCAGCAGTGAATGCGGAAGCAAACAGAGGAAAAGCAGCAGGATTATACATAGATAGGAAGATAATAAAAACAGGAAAGTTAGAGGACCTATCAGAACAAGAATTAGAAGCAAAGATGAAACAGATCTTAGACGATTACGCACAGATAATTGATGTGACTCCATCTAAAGTTTCTGAATCTTCTTTACCCAAGCCCGAGGAATCATCGTCCGATCACCAAAAGTAATCTCGTTATCATCTTTATCATAAGACGCAAATAATTTTATAGACTTGTCATCTTTAGAATATAACCAACCCTCATTGACTGGTCGTGCTAGTTTCATCTTGTCAAACTCTTTGTCGGTAGCCCAGCCAGAGTCACTGACACAATCAATCCACTCCACTCTGACTCTCGGATAAGGTATATCGGGAGCGCCATCAGCTGCAATTCTTTTTCTTCTTTTCCTAGGCATGAGTAGTAATTATCATAGATCTGCCACAATTGAAACTGCGATACCTAAATGGGCAAAAATTTTTTTCTTGCGCTAAAAAAATAAAAAAAGTGAAAAGGTATCGCAAATGCCAAAATCGACCTATAAGCGTTGGGACACAACAGTTATTTTGCGACACCCCCCCCGTCGCAAGGGTATCGCAAGGGTATCGCAAGTGTCGCAAAATCAAGGGCAAACAGTGAACAAACACCTGTCACCCCGAATTTGCGACACCCATGCGATACCTCTGCGACCCCTCTGCGATACCCTAGGTGTCGGCTTTTTTGGACACATTCTTGTCACAATTTTGCCTTCTTCATCACAATTCTGCCACATTTCTTTTTGTACATCACCCACATGGTTTTGCCATCATAATAGTATCCGTCTATTTCCATATCTCCTCCTTGATATATCTTTTCAACTCTTTGTCATGCACATTATCTGGTATCTCGTTCTTATAAAATATCCTGTAGCTGTCACTGCCATACTTACCGATACCAAATAATTCTGTTGCGTCTTTGCCATCCCATTCAAGATACTCTTGTGACATTCTCCATATCCTATGCGCTCTGACATTCTTCATGCCTAGATCTTTTAACATCTCTGCTATCGTATCTTTGTCTGAATTTAATAGATGTCTTGCTGTTGGAAACTTCTCAAAGAAACCTGGTAATACTTTTTTAACTTTCTTTCTCCCTGTTTGGTTTAGACAGATGACACCAACCATGTGCTGCCAGTCGTTCTTGACCTGCTGCTGCACCATGAGATCATCTCTCATCAAAGTCCTCTGCTTTCATGGGTGTTGTTCGTTCTTTCTCATCATAGATCAAGTCATGATACATGTCCAATCTTTTCAAAAACTTATGTTTGTATTGCCTTAATTCAGCTCCCTCGACTTTGAATTCTTGATAATATAAGTCAGGCGTGCATACCATGATAACTCCCTGCTCGATGTTTGAGTTGTGGACGTAGTCGTGTGCCATGGCGTATGCTGCGATCTGAAGATAATAATCTTCGATCCATTCTTTCTTCTTCGGACGGTTGGCCTGCTTGAAGTCAACAACAGTTTCACGACCGTTGTGTAGACAGACAAGGTCTGTCGAACCTGCGTATAGACCTGGATAGTATAATGTAACTTCCGACCCATAATATTCTTCCACAGGTGCAAGACCAATCTCAATAACTTTTTCGGCCATGGACTTCGCCTCTTGTCCGAGCCCTGTAAGATCATCGTAACCAGTTCCGAGTATATAGTGTTCAAGGAATTTGTGCATGCTAGTCCCTCGCTTACTAGATAAATTCTTGATTCTGTCTGCTTCTGCTTCACCGACTTTAGCCTTCCATTCTTTTAGAAATTGTTGATCTTTGGTACGCCCCAATATCGTAGTTACACTAGGAAGTCTAGAACCATTTACATCATAGAGCCGTGTTCCTTGGTCCTCGATTCGTGAGGCATCAACATAAGTGTACTTGTCGTTGTGCTTGATAGCTTTACCTATATTATGGTACTCCTGAATGTCTTTATCGTTCATCATGTTACTTTATCCAATGCATCTCTAAATTTACCTTTATAACCATATGGTCCGTGGTGAATGGTTGTTGAATCTATGTTCGCATGTATTTTAAATTTAGACTTACGAGCTAGTTCACAAAAAGCAATATCTTCTCCCTTAAACAAATGATCATCAAACGAAGTATCAAAGAAATTCCATAAACAATCTTCAGATGGGTTTTCATCAGTATTCTCAGCACCCATAATCTCAGCGTTTATATTCTTTCTCTTTTCTTCCGGAAACTTTATCTGTAAGTCAGGATTATCTTTTTTAAGTGTATCAAAGACACTACGTTTAATCATCATCAGACCTGTGGGTCCTGCAGTTATCTCAACAAAACCTTTCGCGGATATTTCTATTTTATCATAGTTTTCAAATGATACTGGGTAAGATTCTTTTAAAGTTGTATCTTTTAATCTGTACGGAGTACAACAAATATCATAATTACCAGCTAACATTCTAAATATTGAATCTGCTCCAAACTGCATGTCAGCATCTACAAATAACAAAAAGTCTTTCTTTGAGTGTAAGAACCCAGCGGTTAATAAATTACGACAATGGCTTATATATGGACTCTTGGCCGTTCTAAATTCAGCAGGTATTTTATGCATGGTAAACGTATTAAATAAATTTAATAGTGACAAACAAGTTTCAACTTTCATCATGTCATAACAAGGCAAAGCTACAAATACACTAGGTCTACTCATTTTTACCTTTTAAATATTTTGGTGCAAATTTTACAATATTATTTAATGGGGCCGAATCATGAAAGTTACCACTCACACTGATACGTGTACAATTAGATTTATATGGTGCTACCCAATGTTTTAACCACGCAGGAAAAACAAAACAATCGT